GTATTAGAATATAGCTTATTTGTAAATATAAATTATGATACTTTTAATAGCTGGTTAAATGGTGAATGTAGGAATATTAATAATACATATACCGACACTATCAAAAAATGGAATAGTATATGCAAGTCCGCTTTGATAGATGATGATCAGGACGTTGTTAAAAGTATATTTTTGTTAAAAGCTTGCTATGGCATGGTAGAAGCACCAACACAGATTGTTGTATCAGGCGGAGTAAATACATTAACCGCTACCGATTTACCCAAATTAGGCAACGTTTCACAAGATGTTGTACAAATTGAACAATAAACCGTATAGCTGGGTTGTGCAATATGTATAGCAACTGTTCGCTAAAGATTACTTTAACGAATAGTTGATATTATGTAAACCGTAAAGCCTGAGGGAATGTTGCAAAATAGTCACAATGTGATAATGTTACAATGTGACGTATTTGTGATAATACCGCACCAGTGACAACGTAGTTATATATACTATGCTATGTAGTATTGAAAACTATGTAATATAGTGTAGGGGTCTATATGATGTAGTATACATACCCTAGTTAGTATCTCAACTACGGAAAAAAACAAAAAAGCCCTATATATATTATATATGGGTTAAGAAGATAGGGTAGGTATATATGGTGTTGGTTAAAATATACCTTAGGTTTGGTTAAAAGAAAAGAGAATAATGCTGGCATAGGTGGTTGGTCTACTACTTCCTCGATTACAATACTCCTCAACGTGATTTGCTCGTTTCAATAATTCCGCTTGTGCCAGTGTTATTTTTAAAAATTTTCCAAAAACAAAAAAAGGGTTATATGGCAAGTAAAGAATTACTACAAGCAGTTGGAAGCTATGACAATTACATACAGACAAACGGTTTGATGAACTCCTTAAATGCCCTGAGTGCTTATACAGATGCATTAGAAACCGCAATGTATAGGGAAGAGGATATAGAATATGCTTTGGCTATTAGTAAAAAGTTAAAGGGTATGCTTGACGAATATATATCCAACGGCACTGGCGGTGGTGATGTTTGGGCATTAGAGAAGTATTGCAGAGAGAATGAAACCGAGTATGACATTCTTGGCTATTATTATCGTGTACTGCTTGCCGAAGCACCGTATATCTTTGACAGTTATTTGTTATACCTTGAGAAGAATAGGGCTTTGTGTGATAGGTTTTATTTGCCAAAACGTAAGCATTTGAATAAACATGGTTTAATTCAGGCTATGCAAGATTTGGAAGATGATAAGTTAGACCTCTTGTCAATATCAATGCCACCGGGAACTCAGAAAACTACACTTGAGAAGTTCTTTTGTTCGTGGATTATAGGCAAGCACCCTGACGATTACAGTTTATTCTTCTCGCATAGCGGTGACATCACAAGAATGTTCTATGAGGGTGTGTTGGATATAACAACAAATGATACGGAGTATACTTGGCATGATATATTCCCAGCAGTTACGTTGCAGAGTACAAATGCGAAAGCGGAATCAATTAACTTTGGCAGATATAAACCTTTTAAATCCTTGCAGTGTACTTCGGTTGGTAGTAAAAATGCCGGTAAGGTTAGGTGTAACCGATACTTGTATTGTGATGACCTTATTGGTGGCATTGAAGAGGCATTGAACAAGAATATCCTTGATAAACTTTGGTCAATATATTCCGTAGATGCAAGGCAAAGAAAGTTAAACCAGCAAGTTAAAGAGATACACATTGCTACACGTTGGTCAGTGCATGATGTTATTGGCAGACTTAAAACTGCGTTTGGTGATAGTGATAGGGCAAGGTTTATTGCGATACCTGACGTTGACCCTGAAACTGGAAAATCGAATTTTGATTATGAGTTTAACGGAATGACGGAGCAGTTCTTTGCGGATCAAGAAAAGCTAGTGGACGAAATCAGTTACCGTTGCTTGTATAAAAACGAGCCGATAGAACGTGAGGGTCTGCTATATCACGAAGATGAGTTAAGACGATACCTTGATTTGCCTCTTGGTGAACCTGATGCGATTATCGGTGTGTGCGATACAAAGAATAAGGGTTCAGACTTCTTGGTTATGCCTTGCGTATATGTTTACGGTGATGACCACTATTGCGTTGACGTGATTTGCACTGACAGTTCTGACTACGGTGTGCAGTATGGACGTATGGCAAACTTGATTATTGACAACAATATGCAACAAGTTGAGTTTGAGAGTAACAACGGTGGTGACAGAGTAGCATTTGAGGTTGATGATTTAGTTAAACAAAGTGGTGCAAGGTGTAATATTACAACCAAACCCACTTCGACAAACAAGGAAACACGAATTATCGTCAATGCGGATTGGGTTAAAAAGCACGTTTTGTTCAAAGACAAGTCGCAATATACGCACAAGTCAGATTACGGTGTAATGATGAATTGGTTACTGTCATATACGGTGTCAGGCAAAAATGTGCATGATGATGTACCTGATTGTTGGTCAAACTATGCCCTCTACGTTACTCAAGGGCTATGTAGGACGGTAGTAGAGGTCAGAAGTAGGTTTTTTTGAGGAAATATATGACTACGGATTGTTATTTAAAAAAAGTGCGTTATTTAAACACAATTATTTTGAACCACGCAGACGAATATGCTCGTCTAATGGATATGGCAACGAATATAGTTGCACCAACCGATTCAGATGCGGTTCAGGGTTCGGTATCAGACAGAATTGGCAATACGGTTGCTAAAATGGTTGATTACAGTGACGGTTTGGCTAAAATGGTAACGGAACGTGACAAAATCATGTACCAGCTTGAATACTTGCCTGACGTTACAAGCTATAACGTGCTTTTTCGCTATTATGTCCTTGAAGAATCGTTTATGGAACTGTCAAGGTCACTAAATTACTCAAAAACGCATATTGCAAGGTTACACCGCAAGGCATTGGGTGAATTTGAACGTGAATATGGAGCAACTTATCTTGATAAAGATTAAAAAGGGTACGAAAGGGTACGAAACGGTACGATATGTTCTATTTACACGAAAAATTGGCAGTGATATGGTAAACTTGAAAAGAATTGTGAGGCATGACCCAAGTGGTTGTGCCTTTTTTATGGGTAAATTTGATGGCATATTTAGGCAGACGTAAAATTTATACAGATGTTGAACAGATAACCATTGACAATATAGCCGGTGTTGTTCGTGAGGCTATGGTAACGCACGAAGCAAACCGAATTGAAATGGAATACTTGTTCAAGTACGAAAAAGGTAATCAGGAAATACTCAACCGAGTAAAAACTGTCAGACCGACAATAAATACCAAGATTGTCGAAAACCACGCAAGCGAAATCGTTGAGTTTACAGTTGGTTATCAGGCTGGCAACCCAATAAACCTTGTTTCAAGGTCAACATACATTGACCCTGACAAAGACAAGCACTCAGATGACAGAATCAAGTTGCTTAACGAAATGTTTGCTACGGAGTTCAAACAATCTAAGGACATTGAGTTGTTTAGGAATTTTCACATTTGTGGTCTTGGTTATATGGCTTGCTTGCCAAAGACAGACCCATTTGGATATGCACCGTTTGATTTGTTGGTACTTAATCCGCTAAACACTTTTGTGGTTTATGCGAATGATGCGTACCAAAAGCCAGTATTGGCGGTGACATACAGAGTTTTGAAAAATTCTCAGACAAAGATAATCACTGCATACTCAGAGAGTTCGGTATTTACTTTTAACATTTCAGGTGCAGAACCGATTACGGAAACCACAAACATAATTGGTGCGATTCCAATAGTCGAGTTCCATAGCAATGATGACCTTATGGGTTGTTTTGAAAAAGTAATACCTATGCTTGATGCCATTAACCTGATCAATTCAGACAGAGCAAATGACATTACGCAGTTTGTTCAATCAATTTTGTGGTTACACAACGCAGAGTTAGATGAAAATGCTCGTCAGGAATTAGCGGACGGTAATGGTTATATCTCTACTAAGTCAACCGGAAATGGTCAAGATGCTAAGCTGGTGTACTTGACACAGACGTTGAACCAAAACGAAACTCAGGTGTATGTGAATTACCTTTACAATCAGGTGTTGCAGATATGCGGTGTTCCAAGCAGAGAGAAATCAAGCGGTGGAAATACCGGTTCGGCAATGTTCTTGTCAAATGGTTACCAGCAAGCAGAATCAAGAGCGAAAGCAATGGAATCAATGTATACACGTTCCGCAATGCAGTTACTTGATGTTTGCTTGAGAATCATTAAGCTTTCGGCAGATGTTGACCCTGATATAAAAACACTTGAGGTAAACAACATTGACATAGAGTTCTCAAGAGATAGAACGTATGACGTTGCAAGTAGAACAAATGCTCTTAGCACAATGCTTAATATGGGCATTGAACCTCTACACGCAATGAGAGTGGTTGATTTGTTTAATGATGTTGAAACCGTCTACGAAGATTCCAAAGAACGTATGGACGAGGTTTTGTTTGGAAAAAGCAACGAACTTGACAACAAGGTCAATGTAGATGCTACTGGTGCTGGAATAAATCTAACCGAAAGCACGATAGGTGGTGTTGAAGATGCCGACAATACTGAAGAGTGATTCGATAAATAAACTGCGGTCTATACCGTATGATGAGTTCTTTGGGAAAATGCAGATAAGCAGAGATAAAATGCTTGAAAGAATAGAATTAGCAGAGGACATTGAGGATTTAATGCTTCTGCTATTCGTTATTCTTCCTGAGTATGCGGACAGAGTAGATGAACTCAAACAGAGTACATACAATGATTTGGTTAATATAGTTTCTGAGAGAGCAGTTGTTGACAACGAACTTGATGAACATTTGAAGAAATTGACCAACGAAGTCATTGACGTAAGTGTAAAGCACTTGAATGATGTTGAGAATAAAAAGCCTCAGGAAAGTGATAATGCTAAGGCTAAGGCAGATACGCAGAGTTACTGGTTCTCACAAGATAGAGCAATAGTAATTGCGGAAAACGAAGCTAATTCGGTATTTAATCATAGTGATTTTGTTGATGCCATAAGGTTAGGCTATACAAAGAAACGTTGGTTGACCGAGTTAGACGAAAAAGTAAGACCGACACATATAGTGCTTGAAAGTGAAGAAATTGACATAGACGATTTGTTTGTTGTTGGTGAATCGCTCATGAAATACCCACTTGATACAAGTTATGGTGCAAGTGCGGAAGAGATAATAAATTGCAGATGCGTGTGTGAATACCTTTAAAGGAGGAATACAATGTATATTCAGATACCTTACACAGATTTTAAGAAATTAGAAGAAGATTCCGTAAAGCTTGATGATGTAAAGGAATTACTGGGAACAACATTTCCTGACGATACTTGTCAGTTAATCGCAATCAAGGCATTACTTGGTGTTGTTGATGCAAGTGATTCAACCGGTGACGGAGAGTAAAAAAATTAGCACCCTAGTGGTGCTTTTTTAATACATAAATATCTGTCCTAGAGAAAGGACGTTAATAGAACACATATAAATCTTTTGGTGCAGAGAAGCACAATAAAAACGCAGAAAGGTTAAGGGAAAGTTATGGCAGAAGAAATGAACACAATGACCGAAGAAGTCAACGTAGATACCGAGGGTAAGACACCTGATGTACCTACAAAAACGGTTGAAGAGTTGACCGCAGAACTTGAAAAGGCTAATGCGAGATACTCAAAACTCAAAGGAACTCTCGACAATAAGTTGCACGAACTTGGCGAAGCAACAAAACGTGAGAGAGCAAGAATGAGCGAAGATGAACTCAAAGCAAAAGAAATTGAGGACATTAAGGCACAGAACGCAGAACTCCTGAAAGAACGTCAGATGGTTGCAAACGAAAAGCGGTTTATCAAACTGGGTTGCAATGATGATTTGGCAAGCGAGGGTGCTATTGCACTTACAAATGGTGATTTTGATGCCTTGTTTGATGTTTTTGCAAAGGTTCTTGATAACACAATTTCAACAGAGAAATCGGCATTGCTCAAATCTATGCCTAAACCTCAGAACAGTTCCGGTGGTAACACAATATCCGCAGAACAGTTCGCTAAAATGGGATATAAGGAAAGGGTTGAATTGCTAAACAAAGACCCTGACCTTTATAGAAAATTAACATCATAATTCAAACAAAGGAGAGTACACAATTATGGCACAGACAAAATTGGCTAATATTATTAATCCTGAAGTAATGGCAGACATTATCGAAAAGAAGCTTGTTGATGCAATGAAGTTTGCACCTCTTGCTACAATCGACAACACACTTGAGGGTCAGGCTGGTAATCAGATTAAGTTACCTAGCTATGCATACGTTGGTGATGCTTCGACACTTGCAGAGGGTACTGGTCTTACACCGGCACAGTTGACCGCTTCTGCTACACCGGTAACAATACATAAGATTGCTCAGGGTGTTGAACTTACAGACGAGGCAGTTCTTTCAGGTTTTGGTGACCCAGTTGGTGAGGCAACAAAGCAGATTGCTCTTTCTATTGCTTCAGAAGAGGACAACGAAGTTCTTACAACACTTTCAGGTATTGGTTCTGCTATGACACATAGCACAACAAATGACCCTACTGATACAGATATTGCAGATGCACTTGAACTCTTTGGTGAAGATATTGACGGTGAGAAGTATGTTATCGTATCTCCAGCAGTTTATACATCAATGAGAAAGAACACAAATCAGTGGGTTCCAGCTTCGGAAATCTCCGCAGAGAGAGCAGTTACTGGTATTGTTGGTGAATATCAGGGTTGTGGAGTTATTGTTTCTAACAAACTCAAGACTTCAAAGAACATCTACATTGTTAAGCCCAATGCTCTTAGAATCTTTATCAAGAGAGGCACACTTGTAGAAACAGACAGAGATATTCTCAAGTTTACTAATGTTATCACTGCTTCAAAGCACTTTGCTACATATCTTTATGACCCTAGCAAGGCAATCATGATTAAGAAGTCAGGTTCATAAGTAAAACAAAGGGGAAAGATTTATGGGAATGTTATTACGCAGACATTACATAGATAATCCAACAAACAGTGGGGTGACCGAAAAGGTTGCCCCTATTGTTGTTGAAGAAAAAACAGATAAGGCAGAAACCAAATACACAAAAACTGAGATTAACAGAAAATCAACGTCTGAACTTAGAGAAATCGCAAAAGGTTTAGGCATTGAAAATTCAGAGTTAAGCACTGGTTCTGAACTCAAGAAGATGCTTATAGAAAAGTTAGGGTTATAGTATGGCAATAAATGTAAACTCTTTTATCAACGAAATAGTGGACGATTTAACAATCGAACTTGCAAGTGAACCGTCATTTGACAAGAGTGTTTTGGCAATAAAGGTAAAACTCGCAGTAAAAGAGTTGATTGCTTTACGAAACTACTATGCTACTTCAATGACAGATGCTCAGATAGAGCGAGATATTGAAAGGTTTTATCCTCAGGTAATGAATGTTGCAAGATATGATTACAACCTTATTGGTGCAGAGGGTGAAGCAAGTCATTCTGAGAACGGAATTAGTAGGACATACTTTGACCGTAAAGTTCTTTGGAACGGTGTAGTTGCTTTTGCCGGAGTTCCTAAAATCAATTTGGAGATAGGCAATGAGGACAGTGAGCAAGAACAAGCAACGTCTTAATTATGCGTTGTATCGTGAATCTGAAACTATATATAAGTTAGATGAAAACGGTGATAAAGTTGTTGTTTATGAAGATATAAGCACTGACCCACCTACAATCTACTACGAAGAAATAGGACAGAGCAAAGACGGTTACACAGAACCAAAAGAGTTTTTGGGTAATATAGCTTTTAGTGGCGGTGACGTAACAAGTGTTGAGTATGGAATTTCTACGGAAAGTTACGAAGCGGTTTTGGTTACAGAACACAATGAAATACCCATTACAGAAACAAGCCTTATTTGGTTTCAGAGCAAACCGTTGGTAGATGAAAACGGTTATGCACTTCCTGAATCTGCCGATTACAGAGTTGTTAAGGTAAACCGTTCACTTAACTCAGACAAATATATATTGTCCAAGGTGGTGAAGTAATTGCAACTTTCTATTGATTCAGAAATGGGTAACCAGCAATGGAAAATAGACATAGGCAACCTTAACAGTTTGTTTATCAGAAAAAAGATAGATATGTTTCTTGAGGCTTGCGGTGAACGTGGCATAGAGGTTGCTCAGGCTAATGGTGGTGAATACGGTCAGTTTATTAGTTTTAGTAAGACTATTGATGACAAAATACTTACTGTTGAAGCAAAAGAAATAACCACTATTCCTAGAACGTGGATATATGACGGTCAATACAAGACCGAAAACGTTTCACCTCTTATGCTGGCAGAATATGGTTCAGGTAATTTCTTTACGAATGAGTGGAATGACGGAGTAACGAGAGAAACCTCGATATACGAAAGTGGCAATGATATGCCACACGCAAATGATGCGGTTTGGTGGTGGACGGAAGAATTAGGCGGTGAAAGGCACTATTCAAGTGGTGAATCGCCCACAATGCCTATGTATACCTCTTTTACAACACTTATGCAAGAAATAACCAGCATTGCCTTATCAATATTCTGAGGTATGTTATGGCAGATAATACATGGGTTCTCGATAGGGAACAGACAATATATTCAAAGACAAAAGCATTGGTATTGTCAAGGTTAAGAAAGAAATACCCTGACATTACAGTGACCCAAGACAGTAGGGTTTTGACCGACCCAAAGTTTCCCAACGTTTTCATTAAGTTTTTACAACCTATTGAGCAAGGTCAGGATTTAGTTGGTGATGCTATTAACGCAGTATTGCTTACGGTACAGATTGAAGTTACGGTAACGCAAGAGCAAGGTATGATGGTTGCCAACGAAGTTTCTTGGGTGCTTTTAGATGTTTATAAGAGTATGGGATTTGGTGCAAGTATGCCATATTTCGATACATCTACAACAAAGACATATAGGACAATATCAAGATTCACAAGAATCATTGGTTACAATGACATTATTTAATAATTAGGAGGAAAACAAATGAGTGCTTCTTTAGCTGGTCTTTCGACATTAGGAGTAACACTTGGTTACGGAGTTGAAACAACTGCTGGTACTAAGCCGGCAACATTTACCCAGTTGGACAGAGTAGTGAGTATCGGTGGTATCTCTCAGGACGTTGAGAACTTAGATGCCTCTTGCCTTGAGGATTTAGCAACAAAGTATATTGCTGGCAGAGCAGACAGTTCAGGTAAATGGGAATTTGTTGTAAACCTTACACCTGAAACAACTGAGCAGTGGAATACACTTATTAGTGCATACAACACTGGTATGGAAGCTGGAAAGCAGACATGGTTTGAGGTAATTGTACCCTCAATGACAAATGCTTTCTTCGTAGTTGCCCAGCCTCCTCAGAAGTTACCACTTCCTGAGTTTGGTGCAAATACAGTTCTTACTGGTACAATTTCACTTACGATTGTTGAATACAAGGGTGAAGATACCAAGGTTGCATTTTCATAAGTTCAAATAGCATTGATATGCTTTTGATATAAACATAGTCTATAAGGGGCGGTGGAAACACTGCCCTTTCCCTATGTTTGTAGGGAAGAAAGGGGAAAGGGAATATATGAATACATTTACAGTAAACGAAAAGGTATACACCGCTAAACCATTTAATTTCAGAGTTCTCAGAGATTTAGGACGTATGGGTGTCAGAATTGAAGAAATAGACAAAAACCCATTGCCTATTATCGAGGGCTATTTCAGAATTTGTTCAGGTCTTGACGAAGATACTGCGGTTGACGAAATTGCAAGCATGGAAGATGTAAATGCGATTATGGAGGCATTATCGAAAGAAATGAATGATGCAGATTTTTTTCGCACTCAGCACAAGGCAACGAAAAAGGTTGTTGCAACGAGCAAACCAAAAGCAGTAAAGGCATAAAAGACTATGACACAGTAGACGAATACATAAACAATGAGTGGTTGATTCCAACAATGGCATTGGGAATTGGCTATAATGAATTTTGGGATTTAACCCCAAGAATTGTTTTGTTTTGTATAGAGGCTAAAAACAAAGAACGAAAATCGCAATTAGATTACGATAATTACTTGGCATTTCTGCAAGGGGCATATTTTTGTGATGCCTTGTGTGCCACCGTTGGAAATATGTTTAGCGGTAAAGGTTCTAAGAAAGCGGAATATCCAAGTAAACCGTATGATTTGAATAACGAATATGAGGAACAAGAATTAGATAAGCAACGTCAGGCTTTTTGGGATAGCTTGATGATTGCTAAAATCAATTTTGATGCACAAAAGGGGAGTAGTTAAATGCTATTCCCCTTTATTTTTTTGAGGTAACAGTATGGCAAGTAACGCAACTGGTCAGAACATTCAATATACCGTTAGTGTTGACACCAAGAGATTTGAGCAAGGCATTTCTGAAATGAAGAGTGCTATTAACTCTTTGCAACAGAGTATGTCGAAACTTTCATCTAACGCAAGCAGTGCCTCAGGCGGTATGAAGAAGTTTGAATCCTCATCAAGAAGTGTTTCAAGTTCGGCAAAAGCTACTAACAGTTCGATTAAAATGCTTACAAAATCCCTTACAAGCATGGGCAGAATGTTAAAGACTATGCTCAAACGTAAGGTTTTAAGGGCATTGCTTTCTGATATTGGTGACGGTTTTAAAGGGTTAGCACAGTATAGCAAAGAGTTTAATGCAAGTATGTCCGCTATTTCCAATGCGACAAAACAGTTGAATTACTCTTTTTCTGCTATGGTTGCTCCCCTAATCAATGCAGTAGCACCGGCACTTGAATATATTATTCAGTTATGCATCAAGGCAGTAAATGCTATAAACCAACTTATTTCGGCATTTAGCGGTGCAAGTACATTTATTACCGCAAAGAAACAAACTTCAAGTTGGGCAGATAGTCTTGAAAAAGCAAACGGTTCTGCGAAGAAACTTAATAATACACTTCTCAAGTTTGATGAGATAAACAAACTTAATGACAATAATAGTGGCGGTTCTTCAGGTATTGACCCTAATTCAATGTTTGAAACAAAGGAAATTGAGGGCAAGTACAAAGAACTGGCTAATAAGATAAAAGAAATATTCAACAAGTTAATCGACCCAATTAAAAAAGCTTGGAGCAAAATGGGTACTTATGTTGTTAGTGCTTGGAAAAAAGCATTTAATAGCATAAAGAAACTAGGCAAAAACGTTTTTGATGATTTGCTTGCAGTTTGGGGTCAATCCAAAACAGTTAAAGTTCTTGAAGATATATTAGCAATCGTAACAGACATTGGTCTTGCTATTGCGAATATTACTGATAATTTCGACCTTGCTTGGCAGAAAAACAAGGTTGGAAAGAAAATATTTGAAGATATAAGGGATATAATTGGAGTAATCGTTGGTCATATAAAGAATATGGCTAATGAATTTGTGAACTTCACTGCAAGGCTTAATTACACACCTCTTTTAGAAGCATTTGAAAAATTCTTAGATGCACTTAAACCAGTTGCAGACGGAATTATGGGTGTGATTGAGGACATTTGGAAAGACGTAATACTTCCATTTACCGAATATCTTGCCGAAAAGGGTATTCCAGCACTTATTGATGTATTCTCAAACTTTGCTAATAGCATTGATTGGGAAAAACTCAGAAATAACCTTGATAAGATTTGGAAAGCTCTTGAACCGTTCTTGGAGGTTGTTTGGAGTGCTATTGTTGATGCGTTTAATGATATTGCAAGTGCGTTAGCAAACTTTGTAAATAGTGACACTTTTGCAAGTTGGTGCGAGGGAATTGCAGATTTCTTCACATTCCTGACTAATGATACAACCAAGAAAGCAATAGAATCTTTACTCAAGGCATTTATTGTTTATAAAGGCATGATGGCGGTTGCAAGTTTTGCACAGACCCTTTACGGAAACCTTGATAAAATTAAGAACTTTGGAACAATATCTGTAAAGATTGGTATCGTTCTCATTATTGCAGAATGGGCAAACAAGTTAATTAACTGGTTGTTTGATACTGATTTTATGAATGAATCATTAACTAATAATGCTAATCAGTTAAGAGAATTGTCAGGAAAAGCCCCAATTTCTAATGAACAAGTCAAATTATTGACTAACGAGTTGCAAGAGGGCGGTGCATACGAATCAATATCTGGAAAGTTAGGTGCGTTGGCGGAGGGATTTCAGACGTTAATTGGTGCTCAAGATTCTTTCACAAAAGAGTACAAAAACAGTTCAGGGGAGGTTGTTCTTACAACAGAATTAGACAGTAGAACAATGTTGAATACTTTCGGTTTCCTTGTTGATAAATGGTATGGTTTTGGTGGCGGAATATGTAACGAAAATCATGATGTTGAAAAATCATATAGTCAAATGTCCACTAATTCTATTGGTGAAATGAAAACCCTCGAAAAAGGAATGGGAACAACAACTACTAATGTTGGAAAAGATGCCACTAAGATGACCGGATTCTTTGCAAAAGACAAGTGGACACTAAACGGTATCAAAGACGGTTTGAGTTTATCATTTAGTAATGCGATAGAAGCGGTTAAAAAAACGTGGAACTCATTTGCTACTTGGTTTAATGAAAAACTTAAATTCGATATACCGGCTATTAAGGTTGCTGGTGTTCAGATATTTGACGGAGTACACCTTAATTTAGGTTACTTGCCAACATTTGCAACTGGTGGTTTTCCTGAGGACGGTTTATTTATGGCTAATCATGGAGAAATGGTTGGTACATTCAGTAATGGTAGGACTGCGGTAGCAAACAATGAGCAGATTACACAAGGTATTGCTCAAGCGGTATATCAGGCTATGGTACAAGCTGGAAGTGGTAGTGGAAGTTATATTAACAACACTATTCAGGTTGACGGTGAAGTTATAGCAAGAGCAGTAACAAAAGGGCAGAGAAGTTTGAATAGACGATATAGCCCTACAATGGCATAAAAAATGCATAGCATAGCACTCATCATTCGGTGGGTGCTTTTGTTGTGCAAGGAGATATTTATATGAATACATTTGTTTTTAAAGTGAACGGTGTAGATGTTCCTACTCCAAGTCAGTTCGGTTGGTCACTTCAAGACGTATCTGCAAGTGATGCCGGAAGAACTCAAGACGGTTTAATGCATAAAAACAGAATAACTCAGAAAGAAAAGATACAGTTATCTTGGGCATATCCAAAACCTGAGGTTGCTTCGGTAATCTTACAGTTGTTTAATCCTGAGTATTTTGAAGTAATGTACCGTTCACCGTTTAATAATCAGATAGTAACAAAGACTTTTTATCGTGGTGATGCCCAAGCACCTACTTATTGGTGGTGTAATGGCGGTTTATTTCAGAGCATTTCTTTTGACATAATCGAGAGGTAATTATGTTACAAGTTTCACAGAATTTTCGCAGACAATTAAATGCAGACAATAGAAGTTATTTGATTAAAGTAATGATGAAATTGGCAGACAATACAGACCTTGTGTTGACTAATGACCAGTTATGGGAAAGCGGAGTTACGTTCTCAGATGCCATAAGTGATGCAAGCAAGTTTGATATTGGTAGTGCTATTGTTGGTAGTTGCAATTTGACTATCAATAATATATACGAAGAATTTTCTCAGTACGATTTTTCAAATGCTACGTTTTCGCTTTGGTATGGTCTTGAGGGTGATGTTGCAGATGATAATGAGCAGATATATTACCGCAAAGGCTTTTATTTAGTAGACAAACCTACATACAACGGTTCTTTTATTACCCTTGAAT